GAGAAGCTGGGAAAGGATGTCTTTGATGGATGGGTTCGACCATCGCCAAATCGGGCAGAGCTTCCACTTCCACCCTGCTTTGGATTGAACTGCCTTACCAGAGAAGGGGTCGCCATTTGCGATTCGAGCGTATGGCCTTTGAACCTTCTGCTCGTTCACGATCTCGGAGAAGCTGGTCTTATCCGAGCCGACCAACGCGACCCAGCCTTGTTTACAGCAGTTTAGGTATACCTCTCTGGTCTGATCGCCCGAGTCGATTAAGACGCACTTATCCTCAACCCCAAACTCATCTTGCTTTGCCTTTATGTCGCCCCAAGTTTCTAGTCTACCCGCCCACACGAGTCTTGGTTTGCCCTCTAAATCCCAAGCCCTAACAACACACCAAGCGTGGAAGCCCCCCGCCTCTTGGATGTCGCAACTCATAATCAGCTTATCGCCCATCCTTACTTCGCCCATCTTATAAGCACCGGGAACGATCTGCATCTTTTCTGATTCGTGTTCCATCCAAGGCTCTGCTAAAACTCGGTTCACAAAATCTTGCAGGCCAATAATCCCGCTGTGTTTATCTTGCAGGAACTTGACCGCCAAGCTCCCAAAGCTAACCCACGGAGCGTATAGGCCGTTGAGGTGATAGGAGCGTCTGGCTGGTTCGCCCTTGGGATTGGTTGCCCTCCACTCCCCCTCTCGGAGCATCTTGGTTTTCTGGCCGTCTTGAATCTTGCCCTTGCATCCCTCGCACTCGTAGTAGGTCGAGGATTTCACTAGGGCATAATCATAAACGCCATCTTCTATCTTGGCCGATTCATCCCACTTCACTTGCCCCCAGATTAGTTTTTGTTTTAATCCACAATGGGGACAAGGCACAAAATAAAAGCGCATATCCCCCTTCTGCCATTCAGCCCAGATTATTGAGTCGGCGGTTGTCGGGGTGCTGGTTGCTATGATTAAATGATTGGGATAGGTGCTGACTCGTGCTTCTGCTAACTGGACTGGGTTTGCCTCTCTCCCCGCCCCCGCTTGCTCTGGGAACTTATCGACCTCATCCATACAGAGCAAAGCAATCGAGCGACTAGAAAGAGCCGAGGCACTTGTTCCTGCCCACCAGACCGAGCATCGCTTAAAATGTTGCTCTAGGATTTTGATCTTGTCGGTGTTGTCGGGCTTTTCTTTGGCTAGGGCTGGGCAGTCATCCACCATCGGAAGCCATCGGGTTTCTGTAAATGATCGGGCTAAATGTTCCGAGGGCATCACCCACAAGACCGGACAAGGGCGTTCTGCGATTCGATACGCTAGGCCAGCGAGAATCGTTGTAGTCTTTGAAGTCTGCGCCCCCCAGACTAACACCACCCTCCGAATTGAATCATCCCCAAAAGCCTCTAGGGGTTCACGAACATAGGGGGTGAGAGTTGTCGAATATGCTCCGGGTATGTTCGTTACTCTTGCCGAGAGCGTGAGGTTTTTCTCTGCCCATTCTGGGATTGATAGTTGTTCTCTTGGTTCAAAGAAACTACGGCTGAACGCCCCGATGTTCATCTCTTAACCATATAATCTTTTGCATACGCCCACGCTGGGTTCATGTGAATCTTATGATGGCACTCAAAGCAAACCGCCAAGAAAAACTCTACCTCGTTGAGCCTATCCCCAAACCTCCCTCGCCTATGGTGAACTTGGCTCGCCATCTTGCTCTGGCAGACTTGGCAGACTGGGGTGTTGCCCAGAAACTTCTCTCGCACATCTTTATAGACTTCGTTCTGGCCTTTTCTCTTTGCAGATACTCGGCGTAGTTTCCCGACTCGCTTGAGCGGGGTTTTGCGCTTGAGGGGCGAGCGTTTCATTCGTCAAAGAACGGCAGAATCAATCCTAGCAAGCCGAGGGTGGCAAGGATAATGAGGAAACATTCATTCACTTTTTAATCCACTTCCCGATGCACTCAAATAAAGTGGTGAGTAGATAGGCGAGAATAATACAAGCCCAGAACGCCACATTGATTAGCACGATTCCAAGCACTATCCCAACCCCTATTTTTAATCCTAGTATCATTTAAACGCCCCCTCTGCTTTCTGAATGGTAACGAAGATTTGATTGATTCCGTCTTGGATGGCTTGCTTGGCGCATTCTGGGTCTGATGGGTTTGCTCTGGCCGCTAGGCTCGAAGGAAGGGCATCCAGAAGCGATCTGATTGCTCCGTGCCACTTCGTTATCCATTCTTGCACTTCCCCCATCCGAACTGTGACTCGGCTCACTTCTTCCCATCGAGCGTGCTCCATTTCTGCTTCTGCGACTCGCTTTTTTGCTTCGCCCCATCCTTGCACCGCCGCCCTCATAGCGACTGGGTTTTTGCTGTTTGCGGCCGTAACTACCAACGAGTAAGCAACTACCTCGGCTTGCTTCGCTCGATTCAATCGTCCAAGCGAGGTTTTCGATTTGTATGACTCGGCATCCAATTCTTTCGATGGCTCGGAGTAGATCGGGGATGGTGTTCGGGCTATCTGTGATTTGCTCACTCGCTTCTGGTTTGCGAGCCTCCATCTTTGAGCGTCTGACTCGGATGTGAGCGGCATTCCTCGCTTTACCATTCGAGACAACTGTCCCGCATCGATGCCCCACTTTTCTCGGAGTTCTTTTTGGGTAATCATTGGGTAGACTTACTGCGGAGGGATAGTCTTCATTCATTTGGCAAGCGTGGCTTTTTTGCCAGTAAGGTTTTCCCATCGCTTCACAATCACATCGCAGTAGTTGGGGCTGATTTCCATTCCGTAGCATTTCCGTCCTAATTGCTCGGCGGCGATTAGGGTTGTTCCAGAACCGCAGAATGGTTCATAAATTAAATCGTTCTTTATTGAAAAATCTTGAATCATATTAGATGCCAATCCTATTGGGAAAGCCGCCCTATGTTCAATTTTTTCTCCAGTAATCTGACTTCCAGCACTTTTAATTTGCCAGTAGTTCCATCTGCAATCGTTATATTCTTGTGATGTCCTATATTTCTCGCTTGATGACATTATAAAAATAAATTCACACCTTCTTGAGTATATTCCAACTTGGGGAAGATTTATTGAGTGAGTTTTGTCCCAAATAATTGTTTCCCTAACTCTAAATGGATTTAATTCGCTAAATATAATTTTCCCATAGTCATCCCGACTTTTTGAATTATACGCAACATTCCAGCATACGGAATGTAATTTTTGATTCTTAAATTTATTTGCTGTTTCCAGTATGCCTATGCAGAAATCGAAGTATTCTTTCGATGTTTTATTGTCGCTGTTTTTATCAATGTATAGGCTTGCTTGTTTTTTTCCGACACCCAGTCCCTTTGTATGAAGCAAGTCCCCGTTGCTTTCTCCTTGGTTGTATGGGGGCGATGTTACAATTATATCCCATTCTTTTTCGTGCATCAATTTTCTAACATCATCTTCCTTTGTTGAGTCCCCGCAAAGCACTCGGTGTTCCCCTAGAATCCACAAGTCACCCGGCTTGGTGATGGCATCAACTGGAACTTCTGGCACTTCGTCCTCGGTTACTTCTGGGTGTGCGTCCTCCATCATCAAAGCAATCTCGTCCATCCCGAACCCGGTAATTTCCATATCTAGATCGCCAGTATCGATTTCCTCTAGGATGTCTTTGAGCATCGGCATATCGAACTCTCCGCTTAACTTGTTGAGGGCGATGTTGGCCGCCTTCTCCTTCTGCTCGTCCAGATCAACCGCCCACACATCGACCTCGGTTTTCCCCATCGCCTTATAGACCTTGAGCCTCTGGTGGCCTCCAACCACATTCCCGGTTCGAGCGTTCCAAGTGATCGGCTGGATGTTTCCGAACTCCGCTAGGCTCTTGGTCAATCGACCCATCGCCTCATCGGAGATTTTTCTGGGATTATATTTTGCCCCCGATATCTCGGAGATTTTTTTGGTTAATAGACAAGGATATTTCATGGGGTTAAAAAGTTACGCAAGATTTAGGTGTGTAAGTGTTTGACATAAAGATTGTTGGGTCAACTCGCACAAAATGATCGCGGTGGGAACC